CTGCGCCGCTCTGGTTTCCCCACAGGTACTGGAACGATACGCAATGAGTGCCGCGCGCTGGATACAATGTGAAACGGCGATTTCTGAATATGGGTTCTTGGCAAGGCACCCGACGACGGGGAATGCGATCCAGTCGCCGTATGTGGCCATGAGTCAGACGTACATGAGCCAGACGAACCGGCTCTGGTACGAGATTTATCAGATTGTTAAGGAAAACTGCGCCACCGGATACACCGGCGAAACACCGCAGGACGACGTCATGGAACGGTTGTTGACGGCACGGAGAGGTGGATGACCCATGGACGAAATACAGGAATTCATTCGCTCCCTCCGGTATCACCGTCTGACCAGCCGGCAGCGAAAAACGCTGCGCGGACAGGCGCTGGCTGGGAATCTCCCAGCGGCAAAGGCGGGGCTACACAGAATCATGAAGAAAGGGTATCAGCATGGACATTCAAACACTGCCGGTGACGAAACTCGTACCGGCGGAATATAACCCACGAAAAGACCTGAAGCCCGGCGACCCAGAATACGAGAAGCTGAAACGCTCGATCACGGAGTTCGGGTATGTGGAACCGGTCATTTGGAACAGTACCACCGGCCATGTTGTTGGCGGCCACCAACGTTTGAAGGTCCTGATCGATACCGGCGTGACGGAAGTCGAGTGCGTGGTCGTTGAGATGAGCGAAGAAAAAGAAAAAGCGCTCAACGTCGCACTGAACAAGATCAGCGGCGAATGGGACAAAGAAAAGCTTTCTCTCCTCATCGCGGACCTGCAAGGCGCGGATTTTGACGTATCTCTGACCGGCTTCGATGCGCCGGAGCTTGACGCGCTGTTCAAGGACGCGCAGCGCGACGGCGTTCACGACGATGATTTCGACGTCGACGCCGCGCTGAAAGAACCGGCGATTACGAAGGCTGGCGACCTATGGATTTTGGGTAAGCATAGGCTTATCTGCGGCGACAGCACGAAGAAGGCTGTATTCGACCTTCTAATGGACGGCGGTCAGGCGAACCTCGTAGTGACCGATCCCCCTTACAATGTGAATTACGAAGGCAGTGCGGGAAAGATCAAAAACGACAATATGACGGACTCTGCGTTCTATGAATTCCTTTTCGCCTCGTTTCAGAATATGGAAGCTTACATGGCCTCCGACGCGTCGATCTATGTGTTCCACGCAGATACCGAGGGCCTGAACTTTCGTAGGGCGTTCTCGGACGCAGGATTCTATCTGTCCGGCACGTGTATCTGGAAGAAGCAGTCACTCGTACTCGGACGTAGCCCTTACCAATGGCGGCACGAACCGATTCTCTTCGGTTGGAAGAAAAAGGGGAAGCACGAATGGTATGCCGACCGGAAACAAACGACGATCTGGGAGTTCGACAAACCGAAGCAGAACGCCGACCACCCAACCATGAAGCCTGTGGAGTTGCTCGCGTACCCGATCCTGAATTCCAGCATGGCAAACTGCATCGTGTTGGACCCATTCGGCGGAAGCGGCAGCAGTCTGATCGCCTGCGAACAGACGGATCGGACCTGCTTCATGATCGAGTTGGACGAAAAGTTCTGCGACGTGATTGTTCGGAGGTACAAAGATCAAGTTGCATGTGCTGACGACATCTACCTGATTCGAAACGGCGAGCAAATGCCGTATAAAAAGATTGCTGAAATCGCAGATATAGCTTGATATTTACACTGATCAGAGACATATATGTACTACCGAAATTGAAGGAGGTAGACATAGGATGCAGATCAAGTACCATTTGGAAGGCAGCGAGCGCAAGGCTCTTCTGGCCGCCATGCGTGAAATTCTGCAGGACGCGCCCCGATATATGGGGCCGCCGAGCTTCGCGTTCACGGTCGGGCAGTACACCATCGACCGGCACGGGACGCTGAACTGTCCGGAGGATGCTGACGTAATGCAGATCGAAATGCTGATCCGCGAACTGGAACACGACGGATTCACCGGCGAGCGCGCCGGCGAACCGGCGCAAACGCAGGAGCGTACCACGGTTGAAGCGACGGTGGAACCGGACCGACTGGCGATTGAGATGCCGAAGAACGGCATGACGCCGGCCGCGCTGGAGAACCTGCGGCGGCTGGTGGCAAGCAAAGCTACGCTGCTGAAGAAAGCGCTCGGCACGGACAGTCTGCCGATCACGGAGCATGCGGACCGGATCGAGTTCGGGTGGTTTCATCCAACCAATGCACAGGCGGAGATCGGAGCTTATTACCAACTGGAGCAAAAGCTTTGCGAAATGGCGAAAACGCAGAAGCGCGTGACCGCCACAGAGCAGCCGGTTGAGAACGAAAAGTATGCGTTCCGCTGCTTCCTGCTGCGGCTCGGATTTATCGGAGCGGAGTACAAGGAGTCGCGGAAGATTCTGCTGAAGAACCTTTCCGGCAACGCGGCGTTCAAAGACGCACGGAAAACGGAGGCGGACGCATGAACGGAATTCATCCCGACCTGCTGAAGCAGATGAAAGAATATTATCGCCCAGGGACGCGCGTCATGCTGATCCGCATGCGCGATCCGTATACAAAACTTCGGCAGGGTGACCGTGGTACGGTGACCTGCGTCGACGATGCCGGCACCATCCACGTTGCGTGGGATTGCTGCAGTACACTGGGCGTGGCGTTCGGCGAGGACGAATGCCGGAAGATTGAGGAGGATGACCATGAGTAACCGCTTGCTGATCGCTTACGGCAGTGACTTGAACCGCAAGCAAATGGCACATCGGTGCCCGACGGCGAAATTGCTCGGTGCGTCCACATTGCGGAATCACCGGCTGCTGTTTCGGGGGCCGCATGCGGCGGCAGTGGCGAACGTGGAAGCTATGAAGGGCCGCAGCGTTCCTGTGCTGGTGTGGGAAATCACGCTGAGTGATGAAGCGGCGTTCGACCGGTACGAGGGATTCCCGTACCTGTTCGAAAAACGGCAGTTCCGAATCAGGCTCGATGGCAAGCTCGTCAGTTGCATGGTCTATGTTATGACCGGTGACCATCCGCTCGGGAAACCGAGCGCTTTTTATTACAGCGGGATTCTGGAAGGGTACAAAGACGCAGGTTTCAATGTGGACGTCCTGCGCACCGCGGTCAGCGAATCGGCAGCGGCTGCAGAGGATTAATTACCATTCGCATTGCCAGGAAGGCTTCCAATTCGGAGGCCTTTTTTCGTTGGGAGGGAGGCGGCGTCGATTCGAAAACTCAGGAAATACACACCGACTCGCTCCATGTCGCGAAACTCGGTTTACGATAAAACGAAAGCGGACTTTGCAGTTGATTTCATTGAATGCCTGTCTCATACCAAGGGAACATGGGCAGGAAAGCCGTTTTTGCTGATCGACTGGCAGGAACGGATTATTCGGGATCTTTTCGGCGTAGTCAAGCTGAACGGATATCGCCAGTTCAATACGGCGTATATCGAGATTCCAAAGAAGAACGGTAAATCGGAGCTTGCGGCCGCGGTTGCGCTGCTTTTGACCTGCGGGGATAACGAAGAGCGCGCCGAGGTATATGGCTGCGCCGCGGATCGGCAGCAAGCGTCGATCGTATTCGAAGTGGCCAAGGACATGGTCACCATGTGCCCGGCGCTGTCGAAGCGTGTGAAGATACTGGCGTCGCAGAAACGGCTTATATATTTACCAACTGGAAGTTACTACCAAGTGCTCTCCGCCGACGTTGCGAATAAGCACGGGTTCAACACACACGGCGTTATTTTCGACGAACTGCACACGCAGCCGAACCGGAAGCTTTTTGACGTTATGACCAAGGGCAGCGGCGACGCGAGAATGCAGCCGCTGTACTTTCTGATTACGACGGCCGGCGACAATACGAACTCGATCTGCTGGGAAGTGCATTCGAAAGCGAAGGATATCCTTGACGGCAGGAAGACGGACGCGACGTTCTATCCGGTCATCTACGGAACGGAAGAAAGCGATTCCTGGACCGATCCCAAGGTGTGGCGAAAGGCCAATCCGTCACTCGGGATTACGATCGGGAAAGATAAAGTTCAGGCGGCGTGCGAGAGCGCGCAGCAGAATCCCGCCGAGGAGAACGCGTTCCGGCAATTGCGACTGAACCAATGGGTGAAACAGTCGATCCGCTGGATGCCGATGGACGTATGGGATAAATGCGCGTTTGCGGTTGACCCGGAGGAACTAGCCGGTCGTGTCTGCTACGGTGGCCTTGACCTTTCGTCCAGCACAGATATCACGGCGTTCGTGCTTGTGTTTACGCCGCTGGATGAAACGGACAAATACCTGATCCTGCCGTTTTTCTGGATTCCAGAGGAGAACGTCGATCTTCGGGTCCGGCGCGATCATGTGAATTATGACCTTTGGCAGAAGCAGGGCTTCCTGCAGACGACTGAAGGAAATGTTGTGCACTACGGATTCATCGAAACGTTCATCGAACAACTCGGGATGAAATATAACATCCGCGAGATCGCGTTCGACCGCTGGGGCGCAGTGCAGATGGTGCAGAACCTTGAAGGCATGGGCTTCACGGTCGTTCCGTTTGGTCAGGGATTCAAGGACATGTCCCCGCCGACGAAGGAACTCATGAAGTTAGCGCTGGACCGGGCGTTGCGGAATGGTGGTAGTGATGGGACCAGCATATATGACAACAGAGGACTTTTGGTCTTTTGAACGACAAAACGCCGCGTGCCCTAACGCGACGTTTCATCAAAAAGGAAGGAAAAAATGAAAAATTGCTGATGTTGTCACCTTGCGTCGTCCCGACCACCACCCGGTCGACGTGCTTGG